ATGCCTTATAATCAATTGGAGGTTTTAAAGGAAGTTTGTGAATCAAATCATTTAGGAAACGAACCTGGTGTAGTTGGTATGGATAGAAGATTAGATCCAACGATTAGAAAAACAAGAGTAAGATATCTTTTTAATGCAGGAGAAGACTGTAAAAGTATGACAATGGCTTATTGGGCTAACTACTTAATGAAGTTATTTACTCATTACAAAAAACAATACTGTAACGCATATAAAATTAACTACAGTGACATTAATGTAAGTGAGTTACAGTTGTTAACTTATGGTAAAGGTAGCTTTTACAAAACACATGTAGATCATTTTAGAAATAGTCCTAGAACTTTAAGTTTTATTTTTTTAGTTAATGATAATTATGAGGGTGGAGAATTGTATTTTAAACTAACAAACGAAACAATAAAAATTCCAGTTAAGCAAGGTTCACTTGTTATATGGCCAAGTGGTTTTCAATACCCACATGGAGTTCTTCCTGTCACAAAAGGCGAAAGGTATGCGGTAGTATCATGGGCATTATAGGTAAAGATTTTAAGTATAAAAAAATAGATAATATTCTAAATGAAAATTTAGTTAATTTTTTTAGAGAGTATTGTAAATTTAAACATCAGTTCGATAATAAAATGCATTTATTTAATGATGATAAAATTACTGCTGGTGATAGTCAACACTATGGTGATTTTGCTACTGAATCTTTATTAATAATGCTTCAGCCAGAAATAGAAAAAATAGTAGGTAAAAAATTATTACCTACGTATTCTTTTTGGAGAATGTATACATATGGTGGTTATTTAAAAAAACATATTGATAGAGAGGCATGTGAGATAAGTGTTACATTGAACATAATGGGAGATACTGATTGGCCTATTTATATTGAAGATAATGAAGTACATTTAAAACCTGGTGATGGTGTAGTTTATTTAGGTTGTGAACTTAATCATGAAAGAAAAAAACTTAAAGGAGATTATCAAGCACAAATATTTTTACATTATGTAGAAGAAGATGGTAAAAATGCATGTTATAAATTTGATCAAAGACCAGCTTTAGGAGCCCCAAAATGAAATTTGTAAAAAAGCAGAATGGAAATGTAGATATTGAATTTAGCGATGAAGAGGTAAAAATATTTTCTGAAACCCAAAAACTTACATTAACACCTATAGCAGTAAGACATTTTGAAAATAACCTAATGAAAGTAATTGCAGATATGCATGCTAGTCTTCCAGAAAATTTAAAAAATGTACAGTCAGACAATGATGTAGATACTGAAGTAGCAACTGAATGATTACCTCTCAAAATAATTTTTTAGATAATGATAAATTTTGGACAATTCACGCTGCTGTTTATAGTAAGGAAATACCTTGGTTTAGAGAAGGTAATTTATTTACACATATCTTAGTCAAAAACAGTAAGATTAATAGTTCTTTTGCAAATTTATTAGGTGCTTTCAAAGAAGAAATTCAAGATCCTATAACGGAGGCTTGTTTATTTCTAGTACCAAAAACAGGAAAAGAAAATGCTATAGAACATAATCTAAATCAAAAAACTCTAATATATACATTAGATACCTCTAATGGCCATAAGCTGATAAGTTCTATTCAAGAAATAGAAACAAAACAAAACAGTGCGATTATGATAGACCACCCGACTTCTGTAATTCAAAAAAGACAATCAGATAAGGATTATATGGGTATCTTCTACGTATCATTTAAAAATAAATAGTATTATGGTATAATATGCAATGCCTTTAACAAACATACAAATAGCACCAGGATTCAATAAACAAGTAACAGAGACCGGAGCAGAAGGTCAATGGACTGATGGAGATTTTGTAAGATTTAGGTATGGATCTCCTGAAAAAATAGGTGGTTGGGAACAGATTACATCCGATACTTTAGTTGGAGCCGTGAGAAAACAACTAGTGTGGGCTGATTTAGATGGAAGAAAATACGCAGCTTTAGGAACTAATAAAGCTTTATTAATTTATTATGAAGGTGCTTTCTATGACATCACTCCACTAAATACAGCTTTAACATCATGTACTTTTGATGCAACAAACACATCTACAACAGTTACAGTAAATAAATCAGGGCACGGTTTAGAACCTGGAGATTTATTTACTTTTACATCAGTAACCCCTCCTTCAGGCACGGGATATCTTGCAGCTGATTTTGAAACAAATACCTTTGAAGTTATTACATCTGCAGCAAATGAATTTACAATCACCATGGCAACGGCTTCATCAGGGACTACATCGGCCACCGGATCAGCAACTGTAAATCCATATGTCAAACCTGGACCACTTAATGCAACAGCAGGGTATGGATGGGGAACAGGGACGTGGGGAAGAGGAAAATTTGGATCTCCCGCAACAACTAGTAATTTAATAATTGATCCCGCTTCATGGTCTATAGACAACTTCGGTCAAGTAATGATAGCAACAATTAAAAATGGAAAAACTTTTTCTTGGAATCCTATAAATGCAGATGCAAATGCTTTAACAACTAGAGCTACTGTCATAAGTGGTGCACCAACAAGATCGGTCATGTCTATTGTGTCAGATAGAGACAGGCATTTGATATTGCTTGGAACTGAAACAACCGTTGGTTCTACAACTACGCAAGACAAAATGTTTATAAGATTTTCTGATCAAGAAAATTTATCCGAATATACACCTACATCGGTCAACACTGCTGGTACTTTAAGATTGGACTCTGGAGTAACAATTGTAGGAGCTGCAAAAGGTAAAGATTATATTTTAATTTTAACAGATACTTCTGCATACGTAATGCAGTTTGTTGGACCACCTTTCACCTTTTCTATTAGACAAGTCGGAAGTAATTGTGGATTAATTGGTCAGCATGCATTACATTATGTTAACGGAAGAGTTTGGTGGATGGGACAAGCAGGAGGTTTTTTTGTATACGATGGAACAGTTAAATCAGTTCCATGCTTAGTTGAAGATTTTGTATTTACCAATACAGGAAGTAATCTTGGAATCAACTATAGCGCAGGAGAACAAGTATATGCAGGTCTTAATCATTTATATGAAGAAATAAATTGGTTTTATCCTAAAAGTGGTTCTGAATTAGTAGATAGAGTAGTGTCTTACAATTATACAGAAAATGCTTGGACAACAGGTTCTTTGGCTAGAACTTCTTTTCATGATTCAACTTTATATGATAATCCTTACGCAACCGAGTTTAACAGCACAGCAGTACCAACGTTTCCTACTATTCAAGGAGTTAGTAACACAAACGGTGCTTCTACATACTATGCTCATGAAGTGGGCGTAGATCAAGTTGATAGTGCTGGTAACAAAACGGCTATACCTGCATTTATTCAATCAGGAGATTTTGATTTAAGTGTTGGTGGTGATGGAGAGTTTTTTATGAGTATGAGAAGGTTTATACCTGATTTTAAAAGACTTGTAGGTAATGCCGAAATTACAATTAATTTAAGAAATTATCCGACAAGCACAACATCAAGCTCACCTTTAGGGCCATTTACAATTACAAGCTCAACTGATAAAGTAGACACACGTGCCAGATCAAGATTTGCAAGTGTGAAAGTAGCTAACCTTTCAACAGATCAAAGTTGGAGATATGGTACTTTTAGAGCTGATGTACAACCAGATGGAATGAGGGGTTAATGGATCCTATTACACAAAGAATTTTAGATCAACAAAGGGCTATAACACAAGATCCTAACTTTAATAGCTATCAACCATCTGACGTAAATGGCATTGCAGCTATTAATAATACACCCGTTAATGAAAACCTTATGACTAACGAAGCTTTTATTCCATCAATAGATTTTAAAGGAATGGCAAAAAATGTTGGTAAAAACTTAGTAACTAATTATGCTGTAAAAAAATTAGGACTTGAGGGAATAAAAGCCAACGTATTAAAATCAGTCCTCAGAGGAGGTCCTTTGATAGGTTTATCTAACCCTCTTACAGCAGCCTTTACAGTAGGTTCAATGTTACCAGATTCAGTGAAAGGACTTGCAGGTATATTAAGAAGCAATAGAGCACAAAAAGCTATTGAAAGAGATATTATGAGAGACATGCAAGGAACAATAACCACAAGTAGTCCAGCCATAACTAATATTCAACCAACTGCACAAGATACAGCAAGAGGTGGTGGTAATGTACCAGCATCACCAAAATCAACACCTTCAGCTGCTCCTACACAATCAAGGCATACGTCTGGAGCAGGTGGACTACATTCAGGATATTAACAATGGCTAGAGTAGATATAATAATACCTGAACCCACTCCTCAATACACAGAAGAAAACCAAAGACAAGTTACTCAGTCTTTACGTACTATGCAAGATAAGTTAAATACTTCTTATCAACAAGAAATTAAAAATGAACAAGATGCTTTTAATTATTTTTTATCATGACTATACGATATAAAAACCAAGGGTTTAAACAAGCAAGTACAGGTAAGACTACAGTATTCACATGTCCAAGTGATGCAACAGTAATAATCAAAAGTGTTTATTGTGCTAACAACGATGCTTCATCAGCGGTGTTAGTAAATATGAATTTAGTAGACTCTTCTGATTCAAGTACAGAGTATGAATTTTTTAGAGATGATGTGCCTGCAAAATCACAGGTGAATGCTACACCACAAGGTTTAAATTTAGAAGCTGGAGATGCAATAACAGTACAAGCAGCTACAGGCAGTAATACAATTCAAGGTGCAATAAGTTATGCGCAAATAGATAGATCGCAAGAGAATGGCTAGGAAATTTAAAGATTTTGTTGAGAGAGATCAACCTAGAAAAAGAGGTGCTCGT